AATATGAATAAATATCGCCAGAATAGATCCATATTGCAAATAGAACACTTGTTATCAATAATATAAATGTTTCAAGATGTTTTGTGAAGATTTCCCATGTAAAAAATCCAACCAAAACAATTACAGAAATAATAATTAATGGTAGTAAATCTATTAACTTTGATACGGATGAAGTTTGAACATCCATTTATAATGATAACAACTATCTAGTTATAATTATAAGATATAATAATGCGAATACGACTACGCTGAATTATAAGAACGACATCGCCGTCTTTTTCCCATGACAGTCCCGACATAACGCCACTAAATTATCTACATGGTTAGATCCACCGTGTTCTAAAGCTATGACGTGATCAACTTCAAACCAAGCGGGCAATTGACGTTGACAGTCTCCGCATTTCCATCCCTGTTGCGCGGCGACATACTTCTTCTTCGTTTCGCTTACACTACGTTTGCTAGACCCCTTGCCAGAATTAAGAACCCGTCTCTCAGCTGCACTCATTCCGCTATGGGGTCCACTGGAGGTTCCGCCTCCCAACGACGGCTGTGTCATCGGCGATGTTCTGTTCATCCCCATTGCGCCCATCATTGCGCCGCCAAGTGCGCTACTTGCTACACTGCCGTCGTTAGGTGGCTGATTCCTCGTCAAATCAAAAAACGGTGTTATCATATCTGCAGTATCTTTGCTAATCGGCATATATTTAATGAAATCGTTCGCGTGATGAAGCAACTCCCTAGAGTTTTCAGGATTACGGCGCAGAAACAAGAAAAATGAAAGACCTGCAAATCCAAGTGTCGCCATTTTGACCCATTTTTGATTATTTTGAAAGAACTTTATCAGTTGACCGTCGTAATAAGTATTTGCAATAAGGATTGCGGTAATAATAAATACGATATATTCGGTTTTGATCATTTGTTATATATAACAGGGAATATATTACCTATTATGGTAATAATATGCGGCATATCCTAATCCTACTACTATCAATAAGTACACTAATTTCTCTCGATACTTCAGTTCTTCCATGATTTGTATTGGTTTTGGACGATAATGCAGATAATATTTTTCAAGTGCTTCATGTAACGATATTTCATCCTTCATCAGGATTACATTGTATCGATTGTGGATGAAGTGCACCCACCGAATAAATGAATCACGACTGTCGAGATAGGGGCGAACAGGATACTTGCTGATCATTCTATCGAACTCTGCCGACATTTCTGGATCAGGAATAAGCATTGAGAAATTCTGAATAAAGTCATAATATTTTTTACGTACTATATCGTTGACATGATCTGGATAATTTACAGCTGTTGTCATTAAAACGAACCAATAATGTGGGCCCCATATTTTCGCATCTAATTTCAACATTGCTTACTATGAAATGACATAAAAACAATAAGAGAATTACGATAAGTGATATGGCAAATGAAATTCAAATGCAGGTACCTGTAACAGATGAGGTACTGACTGTGTCAACAATAGAAAGAGCAAACGAAAGTATCTCAAAAAAAACAAACAATCCTAAATCCGCATTATCGTATTCAGAAATTATACAGTTACGTCAGAGTAAACAAGGTGGCGCAAATGGCGGTAGTCTCGTGAATGGTGGGGGCGGCGTCGGCGGCGGCGGCGTCGGCGTCGGCGGTGGTGGTGGTGGAGACGCCAGTGGAAGTGAATCCAATAAATATTTTTGTAACAACTGCAATCGAAACAATCATGTTTATAATAACTGTCGCGCACCGATAACGAGTATTGGTGTTATCGCGTTTCGATGTGGTGAAACTGGACCCGAATTTCTTATGATTCGCCGTCGTGATTCTTTCGGATTTGTGGATTTCGTTCGTGGTAAATATTCATTGAATGATGAAGCATATATTCAGCGTATCATTGACGAAATGACAATGACCGAAAAGTCAAATCTCATGCGGCTAACGTTTGAACAATTATGGCGATTGTTATGGGGAGAGTATACACGCGGTAGTCAGTATAAGAATGAAGAACATGTTTCTTTTGAAAAATACCGACAAGTTCTCGGCGGGATCCGAACAAAAGATGGACGCGTAAAGACACTCCAGCAATTCATCGACGAATCAACGACGCAATGGACCGAGACGGAATGGGGATTTCCAAAGGGACGTCGGAATTACAACGAGAAAGACTTGCCGTGTGCATTGAGAGAATGTCTGGAAGAGACAGGATATGACATTACTGCGGAAAATGTGATCCAAAATATCGCACCCTTTGAAGAAATATTCATGGGTTCCGATATGAAATGTTACAAGCAAAAGTATTTCCTCGCAATGGTGGATTTAGATAAGAAGCCAAAGAAGGCGCATGATATTATGGAAGTTGGTCTCATGAAATGGATGTCATTTGACGAATGTATCAACTCGATACGACCTTATAATTTAGAAAAGATCGGGATTGTTCGTAAAGTCAATAACATATTGTCCCGCTATCGTATATTTTGAAATACATATATCCTTTTTATTTCGTATAGTTATATAAAGGATAACTGATTCAATAATAAAAATGGAAAATCAGGGTATCATTGTAAATGAAGACAGCGAAAATGTACCAATGGAATTAACTGTTGCATCAGTTGCTGGTGCTGCTATGGCCGCGATGCCTGATCCGCCGTCAAGTGATGTAAAACTAACGAGAACAATTAAGCCTAGATCTAAAAATGGCGCTGGTGCTGGTGCTGGTGCTGGTGCTAGACCGCCACCTGCTCGTCCGAGAGATTCAATCGAAAAAATGAAAAAGGACCTGGAAGATGGTCGCAAACGCATCAAACCTGAAGAACTCAATAATCCATTTAGTAAAGAGTTCAACAAGTTACTACTGAAAAAGGAACTGCTAGAACGAGAGATGACAATACATGATATAGGTTTATTACCAGGGGATGATGGTGCATCTACAGCAGCCGCTGCGGATGGACTCTACCCCACCCTAAATGACCCAAACTTCAATACTAAAATCGCCCTTCGAAAGGAGTTCTTTGATACGAAAATGGATGTTGATAGCACAAAAAACGTGGAAGAAGAGGCTGAAATACTGTGTAATGCGCAGATCGAACTTGCTCCGAATCAGCAATTCGTCCGTAACTTTCTTTCGGTTGAAACCCCGTATAATAGCTTATTATTGTACCATGGTCTCGGAACAGGAAAGACGTGTTCGGCGATCAGTGTTGCAGAAGAGATGCGCGATTATATGAAACAAATGGGAATCAATCAGCAGATCATCGTGATTGCATCTCCAAATGTTCAGGAGAATTTCCGGCTACAGCTCTTCGATGAACGTGAACTTCGAGAGATTGAGCCTGGAGTATGGAATATTCGCGCATGTACTGGAAATAAGTTCATCAAGGAAATAAACCCGATGAATATGAAGGGGTTGACACGTGATAAAATCATCAAACAGATCCGTCGTCTTATTTCATCACATTATTCGTTTTTTGGGTATAATGAATTTGCAAATTACGCGCGAACACAAGCGTCAAGTGTTGGGATATCTCAAGATGAAGCAGTCATTCAGGAAGTTAGGCGTAAGACTGGTGCGGCTGCTGCGGCGAGTGCGGCAGCGACGGTGGGAGCGACTGCGAAGAAGGGCCGTAAATCCGCCGCTGATATTGCGAGAGAAGCGGATTTGGAGACACTTGCAATCGAGACATTATCCGTTTCAAAATTACGTAAACTCTTTGCAAATACATTGATCATTATTGATGAGGTTCATAATATTCGTATTACAGACGACAACCGTGACAAACGTGTTGCGAAAATTCTGTTTCAGATTGTTCAAAAAGTAAACAATGTCCGCCTTTTATTATTGTCAGGTACACCAATGTACAATAGTTATAAGGAAATTGTGTGGCTTATAAACTTAATGAACTTGAATGATCGCCGAGCAACCATTGATATTGCGGATGTGTTTGATGAGCGCGGAAACTTTCGTTTAGATGCGGATGGTCGAGAGATTGGAAAGGATCTTTTGATTCGTAAAGCTACGGGATATGTTTCATTTGTACGTGGCGAGAACCCATATACGTTTCCTTATCGTATATTTCCGAGAGAACACTCACCAGAACATTCG